GGTGTTGACATTTAGACACTTATCCTTGCTTATATTTAGGGTGCAGAGGAAATACCTGAGTAAACGAGAATATTACCGTTAATCATATTATAAACAGATGCTCCTGTACCAACTAGAACGTTATACAAATATCTTCCTTGTGCAAGAGATGATGTATCTGTAGAACCCATGGATAAAGAAATTTTACCAGCACTTGTATCCACTCCAACAACAAAAGTCCCAGATGGAGTTGTTGTTGCTGCTACACCAGCACCTTTTTGTACTTGAGAAGAACCTGTCCAAGCAGCACTATCAGAATAGAGAGGAAATGCTGCGTCAGATGTATTAACTATGGTAAATATGGCACTAAAATCTGAACCACCATAAATGGTCAAATTTGATGCTACAGGAACTCCTGCGCTTGGATCAAAAGTAATCTTTTTAGTTGCCATTTACTAATTCCCTAAGTAGTGATTTGATTTCATTCATTTCACCTTTTAAACCATCAAGATCATTTTTCATACTCTCAAGACTTTCATGCTTTGCTTTTTTCGCTTCACGGCCAGCAACATAATGATTGTAATCATGATCATTAACATTAACTATAGAATTTGTTCTTGGATCTCTTGCAAGATCCTGATGTCCTTTTATATCGTACATATCAAGCTAATGCCAATACTCTTAAATCTTTAATTCTTGGTACATAAACCTGACTATTAGAAGTCATTAGAAGTTTGATCCTATAATATCTAAATCCAGGTAACCTATCTACAGTAAAGGTATATTCTTTAAACTCTACTGATGCAGCACCAGTTCCATAACCATTCGATTTTGGAACAAATTTGTCAGGCAAACCATCATTATTATTTTCATTAATAACCTGACCTCTCACATTGAGATTATTATAACCAGGGAAAGGAGTAAAGATTGGCTCAAATCCTTCCTTATCACTAATAGCATAGAATGCTCTGATATCAGAATCAAGATGAATATGTGCATCCACCATTATTTCTATAGCAGTAGCATTATTTTCTAAAATAATTTCTTTAGAAATATACTGACATGCTGTAGGATCAGTATCAATACCATTTACTCTAGAATCTGTAGTATAATCTCCGATTACATTATTAATTCTATTCGAAATAGTAATAAGACTACATCTTTGAGCATCAATTACTGGACTTACTCTACTATCAGCAGTATTAAGGAAACACCTCAATTGTGTTGATTTCTCTCCAGGAAGAGCAGCTAGAGAAGCTGCTGCATTGACCTTAGATGCAATTGTTCTAGGAGTAGTAAGATAATTTGTTTGATTTAAAGCAACTGGTTCAAAACCATTATTAATCCAAGGAATTTCAGAACCACCACCACTAAGACCCTTAGCAGTAGTTGTCCTAAGTTCTGCACTCATTGCAGTTCCTGGAACCAATGTATTATGAACAAGAGGTCTAACCGCTTCGAATGGCATATTCTGAGATGCCCTTATTTTAAATCCACCAGAAGATTTATTGCTATCAATGAATAACTGTGGGAATCCAACATCATTACTTCTATCATCATTAGCTTCATTAGCATCCCACTTAGTAGACATATCCAATTTGATATGATAAGAATCATAAGTAATTGGATCAGCAACTGATACATCATTAAGGTCATGAACTTTATTAATTCTTGCTAGATTAACTCCACCAAGTTCGTACTTATAAACAGGAGTTCCGACAGGATAATTGATAGCAGGACCACTACCTACAACGGATTGTGCTCTTACAATATTTCCTCCAATAAGATTGCCATCTACTGAAGTATACTCAATAATTTCATTACCCATTCTTAGGAATCCTGTATTGGTAGTTCCAACACCAACTCCTTCGAAAGTACTAAAGTTTGATGCATCATTAACTGAGATAGTCCCTGTTTCTCCTAGTTGATAAGCAACTGCCAACTTAGTTGGCTTAATATCCGTCTCTACTTCAGAAATTGAAACTTGATTATCAGTCCAATACATTCCATGGTTTACATGGTTCACTTTAATATGCAAACCATCCTTACCAGTAACTTCATTAACAGAAGATATCTGAACATCTCCACCATGAGTACTATTTAAAGTCCTAACAGCATTTGATGAATTAATATACATTACAGTCTTAGCAGACCCAACCACAAAATTACCTTGGACACTATTTAAAATAAGTTCACTTGTACCACCTACAGAAACAATAGATAATTTTCCATCTCTTCCTTGAGTAGTAATACCAAGAGTTGAGAATCCTACAACATCTCCAATTTGATATCCAGAACCACCGCCACTGATAGTTGCACCAGAAGCAACAATATTTCCGCTATTAATAGTAATATCAGCGGTTGCTCCTCTTCCATTACCAGTAATAGTAACTAAATTAACTCCACTGTAAGTTATTTGACCATCAGATGGAGAGTAACCAAGTCCAGCATTAGTAATTGCTAAACTTGTTACACTTCCAGCAACTCCTGCTAATTTAGCAGTTGCCTGAGTTCCCATTTGATAAACAACATTACCTGGTTTAAGTCCACCATCTGCTACTGTAGTGCCAAGACCGACCCTTATTTCTTTAGAGTTTAATGCTAAAGAATTGGGCATTAAATGTGCAATTTGATTATTTCCTTTTGTAAGCTCTGGATTATACATCTCTACAGACCCAGACTCTACAAAATCTGCTCTATAAAGAGTAAACTTAAGATCTTCCCATTGACTTGCTTCCCATGTAGAAGCATTCTGAGACTTAAAGAGTGATCCCAGATAAGGCTGGTTAGAAATAAAGGTTTGAGTAAGAAGATCTTGCTCCCCAATTCGTGAAATATAAACACTATATTTTGTTGAGTTTGATGCTAAAGCAATAGCATACTCTTTTCCAGGTTCGCAATAAACTGGAGAATGGAACTCAATAGTAGTGGCAACAGATCCATCACTTGAAGTCTCAATATCATCTGGCGATAATACGACTTCTGAGAAAGGAAGAACATGTTGTGTTGGATATCCGTTCCCCATTGTTCTTAGTTGGAATACGCATGGAATATCCATGTCATCCTTAGAACGGAAGAATACATCACACTTCGTCAAATATACGCCAGTTTCATCCTCAACTAAGAATGATTGCGCTAGAGGGTCATACCAACCAATAAGAACCCTTTCTGATTCTCTAGAAAGAACTCTAGCGGAAACAACTTCACCATCCAGAACTTCCGAAACGTTTCTATCTTGGAATTCTTGCCTTTGCTCAATTCTTGCATTTCTAACAGCAACAATATTTTCTTGTACTGTTTCCAGTGTTCCAGCTGCTGTATAAGCTTCTTCAGCAATAGTGGTCGCACTATCTTGATCATTGTCAGGATCATTGATAAGGGTAAAGACTTTAGTACCAACTTCAAATCTTGGATAATCAATATTATTTGGATTAGGAATATAGAAACTACCAATCAAATCTGCTGCTATATCAGAAATAAGTTGCAAATCTGTAATGGTTGCTTCAGCACCAGAGGATACTCCTTTTAAAACCATTCCAGTTTCAACCCATCCATAATAATCACCCTGCGCTTCTTGTGAAAGAGAATAAGTATCTACATTTAAAATAGTAGATGTTGATGCATAAGAAGAAGGTAAAATTGTGTTATCATAAGGATTCTCTGGATAAACTTTTGTTGGAACGTTATATGGACCAAACTTATGATTTGACTGAGCAACCCTAAAGACTATTGTTGGATCCATTCCCTGACTCCATGGAGTAACAGGATTAAGTCCAATTGGTCTAATATATCCCTTAACTACTTCTCCAACTTGGAATGAACCAGAAGTCATACTAATCTGAAGAAGTTTTGGTACACAGAATCTTGTAACATCTTGACCATCAAAGAATCCATACATTCTAGTAAGGGGCTTTATTCTCTGAGAAACAAATTCTACATTCCTTGATCTGCAATATGGAATAAGATCCCTACTAATAGTCCTATCTCCAACTGAGGTCATATCCCAGTCTTCAGTAACTACTGTTGTTGTTCCTGTTCTAGATTCTACACCAGTTCTTCTACCAGCTAGTACAGTTTCTTCAAGTACAGTAGTTACCCTGTCACCATATTGATTTCTTCGTCCACCACCAGGTTGTCCCATCCATCCTTGGAATTCACCACCCTGAACATCAGTCCGAACTCTAGTAACCTCTACAATATCTTGACCAGTCCAATTAGTTTCCCAAGAATTCCAAACAGTGGGTGCAAATCCTGTTTGAGGATCTACATTTAAATCTCTAGCGGCTTCTTCCATTGTCCGCTCATAATCACCTTCTATCTCAATAGTCTTTGCTTCTAATCTTACAGTGTCTACCCAAGTATCTGATGTAGGACTAAGTTCCATAGTTCCTTGCCAGAAACTAATCAAGAAAGGAGTAACACTTTCAGATCTCGTACCAAACGATTGTTTAATATATTCCACATCAGAATAATCTAAAGTTATAATATCACTTTTCTTTCTTATATTAATTCCTTCAGGTGCAGTGAAATTTAAATCATCTGTTGGATCTGTATTTGTCACAGGTCCAAACATTAAATCAACTGAAGTTGTATAATGCTTAGGTCTTAATTGCTTATGCTTTCTATCAAGACTATTATTCCAACCAGATGTCAGTGGTTCTTGTGTTAAGAACCCAGTAAAATTATCAACAAAGAAACCCGCTTTAAATCTATTCAAACCATCCCCATCTGCAATAAACATATTTGCAGTAGATGTTTCTAATGTAGATAATGCAGTATAGTATTCAAGATTTTTAATTCTATCATCAAGTTTACGGATATCCTTCATTTGATATCTCTTATGCTCCATAAATCTAGTTTTTGCCTGAGAAGGATGATACAAATATGGAGGTAAAGTAATAGTGGCAATTTCTAAAGCACTATCAATAGGTGATGGTCTTTGAGGATTATCAGAAGGAGTTCCATAAGAAACCTGGAACTTACCATCTTTTGTTAAGAAAATTCTATCAATTCTTCCAAGATAATGTGAATATGTAACTATAATAGCCTCATCAGATGCTAAAACATTTCCTGCAGATTGTCCTGCTCCATTAAATGATCTTCCATAAAATTCTAATGGAGATCTGCTATTTTCTGTTACAGTATAGGAAGATACTCTAGGTCTAATATCTAATATGTTAGCAGTGGAGATTTTATTAACAGATTTAATTTCAGTAGAATAATTAAAATTATCATATGAATTTACAGTTGTAATATCTCCAGTATCTGTAGACGCATAATATGCATTCATAAAGTATATTTTAAGCTGCCTTGTAGGTACTTCAGCATCTTTTTTCCTTTTTACTGTTCCATAATCATAGAAAGTACCTTCTTGACCAATCGTATACGTATACTCCGAAGATATATCAAAACTAGGACTATCTAAAGTAGTAATTGATCCTTGTACATCTGACTCTTGGAATGTGACTACTTCACCTTCTTTAAAGGTAATATCATTCTTATAGATATAAACAATTTGATTAGCTGAATTAGAAACTTTTTCTGCTACAATTGCCACAGCATTTGTTACTTGACCAACTATTAATTCACCAATTATCAACTCTGCAGTTGTTGTTGATGCAGTAGTTAAAGCATCAAGGGTCATCTTAGGAGCAGATGGAGCTCCTGTATCTACTGATTCATAAATTCCATGAATCTCAACAATATCAGGAACATTTAAAGATATAATCTCATCTTGGACTCTTGTTCCAAAGGGATAACTTCCATAAGTTAATCCATCATTAAAAGTTGTAGTTCCAATACCAGATCCTTCTGTAGAAGATTTGGAAACAATTATTGAATTAACTCTATTCTTTAATTTTTCTTTTGCTTTAGGTTTTAATCTTTTAACGGTTGTAACAAGAGTAGCACCAGTATCATTAGCACCTAAATTATAAATCTGTAAGGAAGTTCCGTCAGTAAGAATAAAATCACTAGATTTTATTGATTCAGTTTGACCATCAGATCTAATTAAAGAATATCTTTCCTCGTCAAATGCTAAGAAACTTTCACTAGATCCACAAGAAACTGCAGATGCTAATTTATTATCAGTAATATTAACAGTATATGTTTTTCTAATAGAAATAGATGCATCTGTCAGATCAACATTTGAAATATTATTTTTTGGAAGTACAGTATATAAAGTATTATCAGAAGATTTCTGAAGTTCTGTTTGTAATATCTTAAGATCTTCTACTTGAGTACTAGCAGTACTGGTAGATAATCCACCATTAACAAATCCTGATACAGTAGTAACTCCAACAACTTCTACAGTATTGGAATTAACTGCAGTAACTCTTGCATATGTTGGATATTGTCCTGTTGCAGGGTCATCCCAACAAAGAAGATCATTAACAGTTGCAATTCCAACAAAATTAGGATCAAAAGCAGTAATAGTTGCTATACCACCTTGTAATGCTGCTCCAACGGTTGCTAATCCAACATGGTATTCTATAGACTGCATTACATCAGCAGCAAATGTAGAAGCAGTTCCAACAGTTTTATCGTTAGTTCCGAATATAGATTTTACATTCTTTAAACTCTCAGCAGTAATTGCTATAGCAACTCTTGACTCTGTACCACTTGAAAAATCTAACTGCTCATTCTTAAGAAAATTTCCTTCTGTTTCATAAACAGTCAAACCTAATCCAGCACTAACAGAATGCATGAGCCATGCAGTTGCACCACTGTTTTTACCCTTAATATATGTGGGATATGACAGGGTAACTGGTTGATTTAAAGTAATATTAGTTACTGTTTGTATGTCATAAAGAGAAATATCCCATTCATTTAAAGGAGGATTGGATGAATCATATGATCCAGACTCCAATGCCATATCATAAACTCTAGCAACCCCGATCTCATTACCAGCAACCGTTCTGCTATTTACACCTACTCTTTGATCCCTAAGACTTACGGTATAAGTATTACCAATTCCTATTGTAGGAGATCCATAAACATTGTTTAATTTTAATGTTGGACCAGTATTGTATATAATTTGTTGACTATCGCTAGTATTAACTGTCCGTGTTTTTGGTGCATTTAAATAAGTTGGATTTATCGTTTCAATTTCATAACCACGAACAAAAGCTTTACCTGGAGAAATTTTATATAATGCTAAACTTTCTGATGGAGATTCTCCCGAAGGTGTGAACTGATTTTCTTGATATATTCCCCTATTTCCTTGATTATCATTTAAAGAATTAAAAACATTTATATCAAATGGATGAACATAATAATCTCCTGATTCTGCATAAGTTCTTCTTGCAAGAATTTCACTCCAATCTTTATGGAACCAACTGCCACTCAGTGTACCGGTTTTACCTACTGCCTTTAAAACTCCTTCATCAATTGTTGCCAATTCTATAAAATTATCATCATCAAAATTATCTAATGGTTTTTTAAAGAGTGAAGTTGTAATTTGCAGTCTATCTGCACCAGGAGCTGAATAATTATTATACCCTTGAGAATTATCATTCAGATTCTCATCCATATCAGCGGTAATTATCCGCTCTTGGACATTTAAACCAACTCTATAACTAGGAAGAGCTGTATATTGATCAAGAATAAGAGTTTCTGTCTCTACAGTGACAAAATTGCCGTGAATAAAATATACACCTTCTGAAATATTAAAAGCACTTCCAGTTGCAGCAGCCTCATTAGAAACAGTTATTGCAAATGGACTTCCAGCAGCAATAGTCGTATTTCCAAGTAATCCTGAAGCAATCGTAACGTTACTTGTTAAATTTTCTCCATCCGAAAATGTTTGAGTTGAATTATTATTAGTATTTGATGATAAGTAATTAATATAAAGAGTAAGATTATTTCTTTCAGAATCTTCAGCTAATAATATCTTATCAACAACAGCAGTTACACCTGAATCTTGACCTGTGATCTTTGTACCAATCAATTGATCAGCATAAGCAGATACAGGAACTCCTTGAAAATTATTTTGTATCTGAACACAATAATATAATTGAGTATATCCAGTATTTCCAGGTATTACCTTCGCACCTTCTTTAAAAAAATGTTGACCAAACTTTTCAATCTGATTTTGCAGTATAGATTGAAGATTAGTTAATTCTCTTGCTTGTACAGGGTACCCAGGCTTAAACAGCACCTTATGAAAATCATCAGCCGGATCAAAGTCGTCAAAGTACGGGGATACGTTTAAATTCGTTTGCTGTGGCATGATTACTTAGAACTGCAAAATAACTTTGATATCTTCTTTTTGATTAGTAGACCTAGTTATAGAAGGTCTATTATCAACATAAACTATATTTCCTGAATATTTTTTAACTTCAGGATTAGCAACACCATTGGTAAAATCTTGACCAAGGTAATAGGTACGACTATTTATTACGGTTGAGAGACCTGTAAAGGACGTATCAATCGCCAAATTAGATCCACTGGTTGGAACAATAGTTAAATTTCCACCAGTTCCGGGTGAACTAGTAAATTCTTGCAGTTCATATCCGTAAGTAGGATTCGTTTGTGCTGTTCCAACTGTGTTGAATCCAGCCATAGTCCTATCTTGCCAGAATTTTAGTACTCCAGTATTAGTATCATAACTAACAACTCTACCAACTGCAGTGTTACCTGTAGATACAGTTTGAGTAATAAATGAATCACCGTCAAAAGCTGCTGTACTATAACCTGTTCCAGTTAATCTTAAAGCACCTAATGCAGTTGCCTTATCTGCAGATAAAAGTGCTCCACTAGTCGCCTTAGGATTTTCAACAACACCAACTCTTGCAACTTGGTTTCCTGTTATGAAATCAGGATTCTCAACATCATTCTCAATTCTTGAATATAAAAGAACGTTATATGCACCTAATTCTCTATAAATGTCTGCACCATGTCCTCCAGGAGGAGATTGAATAACATTAAAAGTTGGTCTAGTAGTCCCCGTTGGAACTCCTCCTGCTTCTAGGTCAATATTGCCATAAGTATAATTCTGCCCTTGATTAGAAACAGTTACTGTATCAACTTTTTGATCATTATTAATAACAATAGTACATTCTGCGCCAGTTCCATCACCTTTAATAGGAACTTTTGTATAAGTACTATTCGCTGTACCTAATCCAACACCACGATTAGTAATAGTTACAATTTTAATTGAACCATCTACTGCATTATCTCTTACAGCAGCAGCATCTGAGTTAGTATCCCAATCGAGAGGGACGGGAATAAAATCAGTAGACTCAAATTTTACAATATCACTTGGTTTAATTGTATAAAGATATTTCCAAATATAACCATCACCACTAGTACCAGCAACTTTTGGTTCTAAATCAGTAAAAGTAGGTTCATCTAGTGAAGGTTTGCCATTTGGGTTATCTGGATCCATTCCATTATGAAGACAAGCATACACCCTATAATCACTGTTCAAAACATAGTATGAAGCAGAATATAAGTTTGTTGAACCAGATACCTTTGCAGTATTAGTACGACTATAATCACTACGATACATGTCATAAGTTGTTCCAGATGTCCATACTCTTCTTGTAACAACTTGTCTTACATCTGAAGCATTAATTTTCTTCAATGCAATCATAGTATCCCAATAATCATCCTCTTCACTAAAACTATCTTTTGGTGAAGGAGGATTTGTATCCCAATCGGATTGAATATCAGAAGGATTAGGTAAACCAATAAAAGAATAATATGCGTTAGTTGCAGTACTTACTCCGGAAAGAAAGTTCTTTGCATTTAATATCCTAATCTGATCAGTTATGATTGCAGCCATTTTTTAGAACTTTTTATTTATTTATTAAGTATTTTATAATCATTAGATACCTACAGTACCAAATCCAAATCCACCATTCTTAGTAACATAAACTTTATAATTGTATAGAGATGCATTACCTGCACCATCATAATGAATAAAGAAGGAAATAAAGTCTACGGCATCTTTACCAGGTGATAACGTTACAGTACTAATTCCAGTATTTTGTAACAATCCAGTTCCAGGACTCCGACCTCTAGTTTGGATACCTGCTACTGCTGAACCATCCTCAATAGGAATAATTGTACAAGTAACACCAAATCCAACTGCACCTAAAGTATTGGCATATCCAGTACCACCACCATGTGCTGCTCCTTGAGTCGTAATAAGCGTTACAGTAGTGCCATTTGCAGCATCTCCTGGTACATTCTTAAACGACACAATGCCAATATTAGCTCCTCGTCCAGTTGCCCATACAGAAGGCATAGAATAGGTATAAACCGATGCTGCTTGAACATCCATCTCTAATACAACATTGTCAGAAGCATCAGTATAAGTAGTTGCTGCAGAAACCGTCTCATGCACTCCTTTAACTTTTAACGGTTCACTTGTCTCAAAAGCTCCACTATCATTTTGCCAAAGGAAAGTCTTGTTATTATTTGCAGTAGAAGAACTAGCATAGATCTCAATACCTGCTCCATCTGCAGTAGAATTAGATGCATTAGTAGTAGATGCAATACCTACAGTCTTATCTTCTATATCTAAAGTGGCAGTATTGATAATAGTTTGAGTTCCTTGAACCTCCAAATTACCACTAATCGTCAATGCACCACCAACCGTGGCATCATTTGAAACCGTTAAAGAATTTGAGACAGTAGCAGTCGTAGACGTTAATGTCGTAACAACACCCGTTACTGCATAGAAATTCCCACTGACATCCGCATTACCATTAACTTCTAGACCAGTAGAAGTAACGATTCCTGAAGCACTAAATCCTGTTAATGATAAATCACCAACAGTTGCAACACCACTAATTATAGCGCCAGATGGGAAAGTAGGTGCATCACCTGCTCTACCGGTATAATTATCCGCACGAACTCTTCCACCACTACCAGCAAGAACTCCTCCAACTCCAGTAGTTCCTATTCCAAGGATATCTGGTATGAAATCATCACCATCAGCAACAATTAAGTCATAAGTATCATCAACAGCAATAGTAGGATAGTTTGTAAAAGCAATCTGAGAAGATGCAGGAGGATCAACAGTAATAGTTGCACCAACACCTAATACAGCATCCACATAGTACATTTTATTCAATGCACTAGTAGTATCATCACTTAATGCAGTTCCTAATCCAGATGGAACACTAAGTAAAGTAGAACCATCCCCATAGAATTTTGTTGCACTTATAATACCTGAAGATGCATATACGGTGAGACCAGCACCAACATGAAGGTTACCATTAATGGTAGATGCACCAGATACAACTACATCACTAAAACTACCGATTCCACTAAACTTAGAAGCAGTAATTACACCAGAAATATTAGCAGCACCAAGAACAGTTAATGGATCAGTAGGATTGGTAGTAGCAATACCAACATAAGAAAGAGTATTAATTCCAGTCGCAACTTCTATCCAATTACCACCACTAAAACTTAAAGTGCTTCCATCACCAAAGTACTCATAGATCTCAGTAAAATTGGCATTAATAATATTACCACCCGCTCGAAGGGTGCTACCATCGCCTGCGTTTGCAGCCGTTCCAGTATCTAATCCTACGTATGCCATTTATTGTATTGAGACACTATTTTAAGTTATTTAGATGATTTGGCCATCATATGATTTGGATTTCAACGCCTTAGTACGCTGAACAATCGGAGTAGTGCTCAGACCTGCTATAGCATTTCGAGTCCATGCAGTATATTCATTAGATTCATTTCTAGAAACAAGATTAATTTTACCCCAACTAAAGTCAGCAAGATAGAAAGAAGTTGTAAATGCTCCACTCCATCCAGAACCTGCACCTTGACCAGCAGAAGCAAAATCTAAACTTTCACTACTAAATCCTGCCCTAGTAGAAGCAAACGTAATAGTAGAAACACCAGCGATTTTGGCAGTGACTCTTCTAAAGGTAGTAGTTCCAAGGCCAGTCACACCATCAGTTATATGATTAGTAACAGTATCTACTTGATAGATATTATCAACAAAGTCAGTTCCAATACCAATAACATCACCAGCAATATCTAAAGATTTAAGAGTAGTGTCTGCAAATCCAACATAACTATTTTTAATTACAAAATAATCTCCAGTACCAATACCACTTAAAGTAACAGCAGTTCCTACAAGATCTGCATTTCTCATAAAAGATCCATATGGAATATGAATATCAAATATCAAACTCTTATCTACTGATGCTGCACCACCCTCAGTACCAAATCCAACAAT